TATGAAAGATTGTATGAGCCTTGGATGAACCAAGACCCAGATGCAGATGACGTGGAAGTGATAACGGCTTCGATTTACGATAACGAATATTCTTCTGCGGAAGTGGTTAAGAATTTAGAACGGTCTTTCAAGGGAACCCCTGACGAAAGGTCAAGATTGTTTGGAGAGTTCACAAGTAAGAGCGGAGTGTTGTACCCGTTGTGGAATAGAAAGGTACATTTAGTAAAACCTAATACGAAATATATAGATGAGAAATGGACTGTTGTGCGGGCTTTAGACCCTCACCCAGCTACATCAATTTACTGTTTGTGGTTGGCGGTAAGTCCAGATAATGACAGTTTTTTAGTTAAAGAATATGTTTCTAAGCCAACAGCAACAATAGCGGAAGCGGCGAAAGTTATACTTCGATTATCCGAAGGAATGAACATTCTATACACGGTAATTGATACTTCGGCAAATGCACAGGAAAGAACATCTGGGAAAACAACAGCTCAATTATTTAGAGACCAAGGTATACCAGTAAGAAATGCTATTAAGGATTTAGAAAGTGGTTATCATTGTTGTTCTATGGCTCTAAAAGGCGAAGTCGGAACAGACAGAGAAACTGGAAAAGAAATAGATATTCACAAGTTCTTTGTCTTTGATGATTTAAAAGAGTTTATATACCAAGTGGAACACACGGTCTGGGACGACAGTTCAAACAAAAGAGATATTGACCCAAGACAAAAGCAAAAGAAGAAACGTGACCATTTTATGGATGCTTGGAGATATTTAATGCGACAAAAGGTTGAACATATCCCAGAATTTATTTCAGGAGATACTCCATATAGAAGCGGAAAATTTGGTTTGTACTAGGGAGATTTTATGAAACTTATTTGTAACGGTAGTGGGGAATGTAAAATAAAAGAGTGTTACAATTACACCCCTAAACCTAAACAGAAAGGTATTAAACTATGTTCTGGTAGAAAACTAGAGAGGGTTAAATAATGAAAGCCAAAAGAAACAGTCTGATGCTGTTTATTGCCAGTATATTGTGATAAGCAAGACTTGTCCAATATGTGGCAAGATTTTCAATACAAAGCCATCCAGCAACAGAAAAGAAGGGTCTAAATATTGCTCAAGTGCATGCTGGGGAAAGAGCAAGACTAGAAAAATAACAAGACAATGTTTGTTTTGTGGTAAAGAAATAATAACAATACCATATAGAATAAAAAAAGGACATAGTAAATATTGTTCAATTGACTGTAGAAATAAAAGTAGAATCACTGGTGTTGTAAAAAAGTGTCAGACTTGTGGAAAAGAAAGAATAGTTGTACCATCTTTAATAAAAAAAGGACTGGGAAGGTATTGTTCTGTTAAGTGTGTACCAAATAGTTGCATGAGTCATAAAAAATTTACACCAGAGAGACTTGAAATGCAAAGGAAACATTTAAAAAAACTAGGTATGAAACAACGTGGTTCTGGAAACCCTATGTGGCGTGGCGGGGTTACGCCAATCAATAAACTAATAAGAGATAGCACGAAGTATAAAGAGTGGAGACAGTCGGTATTCATAAGAGATAGTTTTACCTGTCAACACTGCAATTCCTTTAGCAGACGAGACCTAGAGGCTCACCATAAAGTTGCGTTTCAGATACTAAAAGAAGAAGCGTTTAGATATATGCCATTATTGGATAGGTTTGAGGCGGCAATAACATATTCCCCCTTGTGGGATATTTCAAATGGTATTACACTGTGTAAGAAATGTCACGATAAAATACCAAAAAAGTCAAGAGGTAAAAATGAAAAAAACAAAGTCTAGTCTGATGCGTAGAAGACAGAAAATAAAATCATACACCAAGAGAAAGGGTCGTACAAACCCTATGTTATCTATGAAGAGAAAAATGACAATGGCGAGGTATTAAGTGGAAAAGAAAACAGAGAAAATAGTTCAGCCAGAAAGTCCGATAGACACAAAATTTATTTACGGACAGGACATCACATTAAGCAAAGAAAGACAGAAAGAGATAGTTGAATATTTCAGGAAACAAATATCTGATTCAAAAGAACATAGGAAAGACAAGGAAGCAGAGTGGCAAGAGAATTATGACTTACTAAACAATATAAGACCTTCTAAGTCGGAGCCTTGGGCTGGTGCGACAAATACCCCCTTGCCAATGGCTGCCGAACTTAACGACACTGTATTTGAAAATGTTATGGATAGATACCAGAACCCTAACGGAATATATAATGTAAACGGTCTTGACGAATATTCAATGCAACACGAAGAAGATGTTGAGGACTTTATTAATGCTAGGTTAGAATTAGACCCTGACGAATTTAAAACTATAGATAAGTTAGTACACAGATTTGTTCACGATGATACCTGTGTTATGTTGCAGACAATGGAATTGTGCGATAAGCCCAGACTTAAATGGGAAAAGAAAGGTGGAGTTGTTGGTGCGGTTGCAGGTGTAGCGGATAAAGTTGCGGGTGCATTTGGAGCCAAGACTTCGTTTGGATATAACCTTGTAAAAGAATATGACGAATATGTTAAACCCAAAACTGTTGTTTATGCAATGGAAGATGTTATAGTTCCTGTCGGGGCAGTAGATGATGTAGACAAGGTTCCTTTTATTGCGTTTGTGGACTGGAAAACCAAGGAAGATGCTAAAGAAAAGAACTTCTATACTCCCAACTATTACAAGAATTTAGATGAGTTGGATAAGGTTTCTCCGACAGATAGTAGAGATGCGGGGACAGAACAGGTAAATGAAATAGCAAATCTTTCTGGAGATAATCCTTCTGCACTTCCTTTTATCTGTTTATACGGTAAATACGATTTAGATAAGACTGGAGAACGCAAGGATGTATACTTAGTATTTGAATACAGTTCTGGAACATTTTTAAGGTGTTCTCATTTACAGACATTCCACGGTGGTAGACCTGCGATATCTGGTTCAATGATACCAGTACCGGGGAAGTGGTATGGTACGTCTTTAACGACAATATTGAAACCCTTGCAGTATGAGGCAGAGGCGATAAACAACCAGACATTAGACAACTGGAATTTGTGTGTTAATAAAGTTCTAAAGCGGGTTAAGGGAACGAAGATAAAGACATCAAACGGATATGTTAAGCCGGGTATGATAGTTGATGTTGATAACGAAACAGATTTAACTATGTTGAATTTGGGAACCGTAGATTATAACTCCCTTCCCCTATTAAATAAGATTATAGGGTTTGAGAATACAAGAGCTGGTATAAGTCCTGCTTATGGTGGGAACACCGATAGTTCTGACCCTAGGGCTTCTGGCAAGAAAACTAGTATGTTGATAGCCCAGAGTTCTTTGAGGGTTAAGATATTCATTTATAGATTTAATTCTATGATGGAGAAAAGAGCCAAGATGATAGTGTCTGGCTTTGCACAGCACGGGGATAAGGAACTGGATTATCGTATTTGGGACTATAAGACCAATTCTTATGTTATCAAGAAATTAGATAGAGATGTTCTACAAAATGGAAAGTTCCAATATGTGTTGAATGGATTATCTATGGCTGGTTCAAAGGATGCGGAAAAACAGGATGAGTTATTCCTTTATGATATGTTGTTAAAGAGTCCGATATTCTCTCAACCGCCTAGTGTGTTGGCACAGTTTGCACCTGCACAGCTTAGAACCCTAATAGAGAACACAAGACAGTTGTTCAGGAAGTATGATAAATCTCAAATGGAAAGATTGGTTCCTAATCACGAAGAATTATTGCAGTCGCTAGAGCAGACAGTAATGGCGAAAATAGAGGGCGAACTTAAGTCTGCCGCAACACAAATTATGCAACAGTCAAAACTAAGTCCCGGTGAACAGCAACTTGCTATGGCTGGGCAAGGAGAACAAGGTGGAAATAATCCCGCTATGCAGCAAGGTTCTGGTCAAGGTATGCCCCAAGGACAGTAAGATAGTTTTGTTGAAAACCAGAAAGAGAAGAACCGAAACAAAGATAGCAGAAGTGATGAAATGCGGAGAGAGTGTTAAATCCGTAGAGAAAGGAAGTAAGATAGTGATAAGTGGTTATTCTGGTAGGAAGTTA